ATAAACGAAGTAGTTTATAACTCATTTGTATGGGTTACATTAGGTTGCTTTGGAATAAGCTCATTTGAAAAAATTAAGAAATGAAATTTAACTTTTTTGATTTAAACGAAAATGGTAAATATGATTGGTGGGAATATATATTACCAATCTTTATAGTATTAATTATAGAGGTTATAGCTGAGGTTATAGCTAGATTTTTGATACCGCTGTCTTCTTAGCAATACTTCTTATTATCTTTTGGCCCTTCATCCAGCCAGTATATTTAACTTTATTTCTTTTCATGTCGCTTAATACATGCCACTTAAGCAAACCATCACGCTCTAGTTTACTAACATATTGATTTTCTAATACACGATCATGCGCTGAGTTCTTTGTAGTATATAAAGGTAAATGCCAACTATGAGGATCACACTCACCATTGCCATCTTTTACATTTTTAGCCATGTACGTATTTTTCTTTACACTCTTGTGAAAGAAGTCAAAGCCAATAATACTCAAGTTCTTTTGAGTTTTAATTTCCCTAATAAAATATAGTATTGTTAGAAACCCAGCTGAAGGCCTGAGTTTTAAGCTGTATAATGAATTACCAAAACCGTTCCATAACGATTCTAGCTCTGCGTCTGACCACATCTGAGTATAAGGCATACCCTTTGGTAAGTGATCTTCTAATATCCAGTCTTTGAGTAAAAAATTACCACGACATCTATTAAGTAGTATTTCAACGTCTTTAAATTTACCTTTTGTAAATTCTTGATTACGCCTTATCCAAACAGGCGCTCTAAACTGACCAGTAACCCATATGTTTGTTTTACTACCTAATTGCTTTGTTTTATCATCAGCTACTGTATCAACGGCTCTACCAAAGCGCACAACAATATCATGACCGTCTATAAACTTGCCATGATCATGGTGCATTAACTCTACAGAGTTACCAACAAGTATTACTGATTTATTTTTTACAAGTTGTTGTATACGTTCCACCACTCTTCTGATAACTCTCCATCTTTGTATTTGTCAAACCAAGGACCGCCGTTAGTATAATGTATTGCTTTTATATTATCATGTTTTTCATAATAACCCACTAAATGATTATACTCAACTGGTATCTCAGCTATCTCACTCTCATCTATCCACTCAAACTGATGTAATTGCTGTGGTGTAGCATTGTCTAAATATTCTTTAGTTAATATACCTTTTAATTTTTCACAGTTAAAAACTATTAATGAGCTCCAACATTTTTTTGGATACATCTTGTTTTTAACACCATCCATCTTTGTGCCTTTAACGTTATCAAGATCGTGCTTTACAACTGCTACTGTTTTATCTCCTAAGTACTGTACAACCTCTTCAGGATCACACTTCCAAACGAAGTCATTATCACAGAATATAGCTATACCTTTCCAATTGTTACATAGAGGTGTGTAAAATCTCGTGAAAGAAAATTCTGTTGATTCGTTAGGTACATCTTCTCTACCGTAAATACCACGTTTAATTAATTGTGCTTTCACTAGAGACATAACCTCGTGATCACCGTGGTCTAATATAGACTTTCTAACCACTTTTGTGGCTTGTGGATGACGTGAATCACTTCCTATAAATATTCTCATGCTATAAATTTTAATATTGTTTCAAAATTATTTAACGGCACCATGTTAGGACCATCGCTTAAAGCGTTATCTGGGTCAGGGTGTACTTCAAAGAAGTAACCATCAACATCAACTGCTTGTGCTAACTTAGCTATGTATGGTGCATACTTTCTATCACCACCACTTTTATTACCAAGAGCGCTAGGCTTTTGAGTTGAATGAGTAACGTCCATTACTATAGGTACGTTAAATTTTTTCATATCTAGTATCTGCCTGAAATCTACGACTAAGTTACCTAAGCCAAACATAGTTCCACGTTCAGTTACCATTATATTATTATTACCTGTGTTTTGCACTTTTTTAATTGGATGCTCCATATTGTCGCCACTCATAAACTGCGCTTTCTTTATATTAACAGTCTTACCTGTTCTACCAGCTGCTAATAAAAGATCTGTTTGTCTACATAAAAAAGCAGGTATTTGTATAACATCAACAACATCTTTCACTTGTATAGCCTGTATTGGCTCGTGTATATCTGTTGTTATTCTAACATCAAACTCTTTTTTTACTTTAGCTAGTATCTCTAAACCTTCTTGTAAACCTGGTCCTCTGTATGAGTCTACAGAGGTTCTATTAGCTTTATCAAACGACGCTTTAAATATATAATCAAAGCCATATTTGTTAGTAAGCTCTTTTACCTTCTCAGCTATCTTCATACATGTGTACTCACTTTCTATAACACATGGTCCTGATATTATAAATTTATCCATCAACATCTTCTTGTGTGTTTATTTCTCTACCATCATAACTAACCTCACATACTTTAATATCATATAAACCTAAATATCTATTTTGTTCTAAGTTTTCTTGCGGATATTCATCATCTAATAAGTCATAACACTGTAAGGCGTATGGTCTATACATATATATACCAAGGTGTCTATCACCATAACCTATGTCAGATCTAGTAAACCACATGGCTTTACCCGCTTGATGTACAACTTTAACACCGTTTGGTTCGTAACCTTTTGTATAAGCTGTGTATACTACAAAATTATTTTTAGCTCTATCAATAAAAGGTTTTACAGTTTTACGGGTTATATCTATCATATCACCCTGTATATTGATTATAGTTTGATACTCGCTTAAAAATTCATGAGCTTGAGCTATTCTAGCTGTCCCATTTTCTGCCTCATGAGACATGATAACGTTGTTGCTAGGTATAACTTCTGCTATTTTAGGACTATCAGTTATAACAAATGTATCATAACCCATAGTACGTACCTTATCAAACACTATACGTATTAATGGCTCATCATCAAACATCATAAGCATTTTATGTTTTAGCCTAGTACTCTCTAGTCTAGCTGGTATTACAAATACTATATCCTTCATGCTTTTTTACCTGATGTTCTTCTTTTTATATCATCGTGGTTAAACTCAGCCCAGTATAACTCAAATGCTACACCATCTTCTAGCCCTTCAAACTGATGGTATTTACCTGGTTTAACCATAGTAAAATCACCTGCTTCTAATATTGTTTCATCTAAAAGGTTTTGATCATCTTGCCAAACTCTAATAAGCATCTTACCAGACTCTACATAAAATCCGTTCCATTTAAATTCATGCTCATGCTCTGAACATTTAAATCCTTTATTAAATTCTATTCGGTGAAACTCAAAAACCCCATTAGCGTGGATCTTTTCAGTTTTTCCCCATATTTTTCCTGCTTTCATTTAATTTTATTTGTTTTTGTTTTTGTACTTCAACATAAGACTCATTGTGATATAAATCTATTGAGCCTATCTCTAATTTTCTTCTTTGAGTAGCGTTTTGAATTACCCATACTATAGTATGTGCTGCTTCTTTATACGTTAAACTAGGTAAATCTGATTCTAATAAACCTAAGTTAACATCTACTATCTTACATTTTTTAGGTGTAGTAAATTTTAAACTATCCGATAAATGTGATAAAGATGCTTTAGAAGCTGAGTACATATAACCTTTTGATAGGTTAGGATACTTTGCTCTACTATTTATATTTATAATAACTTTACTTGAGTCATTAGCCCATAAGTTAAACACAGCCGCTAACACTTCTGTTTGACAAAATGTTTCATGAGCATTGTTTATAAACACTCTATACTCAGGGTTTTTTAATTCTTCAATTAATGTATTTATACATTTAGGACAGCATATATCATACTTAGGCCTATTAAAACCTACTGGTAACCACTTGCCACACAACTCATTTTGTATTGCTTTACCTAATCCTCTAGTTGTTCCTGTTATTCCTACTTTCATAATGTTTATTCATAAGATCAAAGCTAGGCTTACCAAATAAATCACCTTTAACAGAGCATTTATTACATGGGCTCTGTGATCTATCACCGTGCTTTAATCTTTGTCTTATCTCTTTCATATCATCAGCCATCCAAACTTCTTCTAGTGTTTGTTTAGCTATGTTACCTATCTTTCTTTCTTTACCCCAATCGTTTGAACAGAACAGTACATCACCGTTCCAGTCTACAAACATTTTATAAAATGGGTAATGACATGGTTTACCTTTTAACGCTTCAATATCATGATCTTCAAAACCTATCCAATCTATAATACCACTTCTGTTGTTTAATTTCAAACCATAATCTTTTAAATTATAGTGAGCACGTAAACTATACTTTGATTTAGACACACCAGCTTCATCCATAAGCTTTGTAAATGTACCCGCTTGCTTTGGCCCATCATATAAGTTTATATAAAACATAGACAGGCCAGCATTATAAATATCTAATATCAATTGTGGTTTACGCTTTAGCGGATCACCATTTGTATTACACTCTAGTAGATTATCTTTTAAATGTTTTCTAAAAGTAAAAACTATATCAGGAAAGCTTTTATTTAATAAGCCCTCACTGTATCCACTAAAAGATATTCTACCTGTGTAATTAGCATCAGCTAAGTGTTTTGCTATTTTCTCTGCTGTATCAACAGACATATTTAAATTTCTGTTAGGATACACACTTGAATCATGACGCGGACAGAATACACATTTCCTATTACACAACTCAGTTGTATTAAGTTCAATAGTAAGTATAGCATCTAACGGGTTAGTACTACCTTTTATCCTGTTTAAATGTACTTGTTCTTGTTTCTTTCTATATTCAAGAAAAGTATCTGCATCATGCGTTTGATGCTGTCTTCTTTCTTCGTGTTTCATACTACCACTTCTTGTTGTCTCTCCATTTATATGGAAAGTCTTCAGTATTTAAATGACCATTAGCATCATACTTTTCTGGTTGCCATTTATACCATGGTTCACGTTTAGAATTTTTTGATATTTGAAAATTCTTTAGTGACTGCTTTGGTTTGTTTGGAAAATGAATACTGCATAGTATTCTAGCACCAATAGGTAAAACCTCATGATACTGAAACTGTGGTATGTATAATAAATCACCTGCTTCTAAGATAAACTCTTCAAGTATTTCTTTAGGTTTATCTGGTGCAAACTCTTTAAACATTCTCCATTTAACTCTACCTTGAGTATGAAATAAAAAGTTTTCTGTATTATCAGCATGCGCTGGAAAACTTTTAGATCCTCTACCTGGTGACGCGTATACATTAACCTGACCCTTCGCAAAATACCTTTCAAATGCCTTACAAACATTCATAAGTACTTCTTTTCTATATTCAGCAAACGGTATAACAACTGATTTGCCATCTTTCCAAGCTTTGTGTATCTGTGTCTTAGTTAACATAGGTAGTTTCAATTTACCTTTTTTAACTTTGTCAAGACACCACTTCTCGTGTTTATCATCCCAACCTATTATTTGTAGATTAGGAACTTTAGGAAACTCGTTCATATACTGTTCAAAGTCATTCCAATTAAACAGGTTTTTAAATTTGTTTCTTCTTAATACTAAATGCTTTTTACCCCAGTATTCTTTAAAAAATACTTTAGGGTCAACAGGATCTAGTAATTCTTTTATTAAATTATCCATCGCAACTTAAACAATTAGGGTCCATTGCTTGTTTGGCTATATCGCCTCTAAGTACAGACTCGGTTCTCATATAATATAATGTTTTAATTCCTCTCTTCCAAGCTTCTAAGTGTATTTTATTTAACCACTTAGGATCTACCTCAGAAGGGAACGCTAAATTTAAACTAACAGCTTGATCAATATATTGCTGGCGAATACCAGCTTGATTGACCAACTCCAGTTGATTTATCTCTTTAAAAGTTTTGTAAACTTCTTTAATAGGTATATCGTGTTCACCTACAGTTACTTTGTCTAAGGCTTTTATACCTTGCACAGATCCACCATCAGCTAATATCTGATCCCATATCTTATCAGTGTTCAAGTTATGTTTCTTGAGTTCTTCGACAAGAGTCGGATTTTTGCGGATAAACGTGCCCTTCGCACTCTGATCTGTAAATACATTAGCAGCCCACGGCTCGATTCCTGGGCTAATATTGCCAGCAAGCTTTGAGTTAGAAACGGTAGGTGCAATAGCACGAAGATGAGTATTGCGGAATCCGGTGCCCACGCACCATAACGGTTCACCATACGTCTCTGCAAGCGCCATGCTAGCCCTTTCGCTTTCAATTTTAATCTGACTAAAAATCCTTCTTGTTTCATACTGTGATAATAATCCTTCAAACGGGAATCCCTGTTGTTGTAAATAAGTATGCCAGCCTAATACACCTAAGCCTAAAGCTCTGCTCTTCTCAGCAAACCTTACAGCGTTTTCAAAGCCTCTTCTGTTCTTAGCCTTCTGTATAAACTCTTCTAATACACCGTCTAAAAACCATATACTATCGTATATTAAGTTTGTGTCTTTCCACTCATGATATTTAGCTAGGTTTAAACTAGATAAACAGCATACAAAACTATGGTTTTCATCTGTATGTAATACTATCTCTGAACATATGTTTGTCATAAACACTTTCAAAGCATTATCTTTATACATACTAGGGTTTTGTTTATTAACATTACCCTTAAACATTATATAAGGCTCACCAGTTGCTTTACGTTTTTGTAATAGCTTACCCCACTTTCTTCTTGCAACCTTATCACCAGCAGCAAGCTTTCTCATAAACTTATCACCAATGATAGTACATTGATGTAAGTTAAGTGATTGTCTATTAACATCACCTTTTGGCTCTCTTATTTCTAACCAGTCTTCCCAGTCTTTATGTTCTATACTTAAATTAACTGATGCAGCACCTCTTCGTACAGCACCTTGGTTAGTAGCTAGTATAGTTGAATCATATATCTTACAAAAAGGTACAACACCATCTGATGTACCGTTCATTGTAATCTCAGCACCTGCTGGTCTGATCTGATTTATACCTATACCTACACCACCACCATGTTTAGCTAATAGCATCATCTCTAGGTTTTTCTGCCCTATGTCTTGTATGCTATCAGCCACATCAATACCAAAGCAAGAGATAGGTAACCCTCTCTCTGTGCCTAAGTTTGATAATACTGGTGACGCTAAACAAAGCCAACCGTTCCATATATACTCAAAGAATTTTTCTTCAAGCTCAGGTTTTTTAAGTCGCATTGCAGCTGTTTTAGCTACACGTTTATACGCATCTTTAGGTGTCTCTCCATTATAAAGATAACCACCAGTTATTGTTTTTTTATATACGTCAGCGTCTGCCCACTCTGGGTAGTCCTGACCTTTTATCCATCTATTACTCCACATATTACCTACCAAATATCCTCGAAATCTTCGCCTTCGTTTGCTTTGCTGTAGTCCGTTGGCCTAATAGCAAAAAAGTCGGTATGAGTATGCCCACCAGTAAGATGATAAAACCAATCCAGGTTTTTTGCGGCTTCCTTATCGTATTCGAAGAGTTCTTTGTATCCAAGCTCTTTAAGTTTTTCATTTGTTCTCCTTCTTATAAATTGTTTCAAATCATAAGCAGTTAAGTTTTCCAGATCACCCTTCTCAAACATCTTGTCTATATATTTTTCTTCTAATTCTAACATCGTCATCGCTGCATCTTCTACGTGTGGCTCACAAGCTTTACGTAACATAGGTTCCTCATCACACATGTGATTAAATAATTTACAACCCATCTTACTATGTAGTGACTCATCACGTACTGACCACTTCATTTGTTGGCCAATACCTTTTAACAAGTTTCTTAGTTGAAAGCTATATAGCACCGCAAACGCAGAGTATAAACTAACACCTTCGGCAAATGCACTGAACACTGCTAAAGACTTAGCGATCTCTACTGGATCTGTACCATCATAACTAACTAAGTTATCGAACCTCTCCGCTGTGGCAGGTTCGTGTAAAAACGCCTCAAAGTCCTCAAGACCGAGTGTTTCGTTTAAATAGGAATATGCTACAGCGTGTATTGTTTCTTGCGAACCAAACATCATAGCCATCTGCTGTATCTCGTGTTTCGGAAACCAGCCAACAACTTTTTGTGTCCAGTAATCTGATACTGCACACTCAGTCTGAGCAAACCCTAATAATATGTTACCAACTAAATGCTTTTCTTCTTCTGTAAGTGTTTCGTTCCAGTCTTTCACATCACCTGACATAGGTATTTCTGTGTGTAACCAAAACGCTTGCGCTTGTGGTAACCAACCCTCTGTGTAATACTCTGGGTATTCAAAAGGTTTATATGCAATTCTTTTATCAAATAGTCCCATAATTATTCGTAGTATAAAGATAAACAAATATCACATACGAATACATACATTACATGATCAACTTTTAATTCTTCGTTATTAATGTATTGTCTGTATCCAAATAAAAACCCTGGATATAACCCAAGGCTTAATTCCCATCTTATCATTTTCATCTTCCTTGTCCTCTGTATTTAGAGCCAGAATAATACTTACCGTTTACTTGATTTGTATTCCTACTTTTAGAATGGATACCAGGTCTCTTCTTTTTAGGTTTAAATCTGTATGTTTGTAAAGTTAATTTTCTAGCCATGTTTTAATTAGTTTAACGACTTCATCACACTCACTTTGTTTCTGTGGTTTAAATAACCTCATGTTAGGGTATTTATCTGCTATAATCTTTTTAAATAACTTCCAACGTATTGGAAATGATTCATTAGCTCTACCCTTACATTCAATAATAAAATTTGTGCCTTCAAAATCTGGTGTATACTTGATGCCAAGAACTTTTTTATTTCCTCTATCAATCATATCACCTTTACCGTTTGATTGTCTTTCATATGATGAATTATTAAATTCAAACGAAGGTTGCAATTCAAACGAACGTTTCTCATACTGAGCTTTTATCTTAGCTTTCTTTAAAGCTCTATACATGTAAGCTTCAAGTCCGCTAGCAAACTTAATCCCGTCAACAGTAACTTTTTTACTGACAACAGGACCTCGTTTTTTTCTTCTAATTTTCCTCCTCATCTGGATAACTATATATTATTTTATCTCCCAAGCATTTCTTAGCAGCTTGTATATACAACAGTGCATCCATTATCTCTTCTTGAGTATCATCTAAAAAATCATTAAGATCTTTCATGCCTTGTTCAACCTCGTTGGTCATTGTTTGACCATACTTCTTTTGGCCAACTAAACTTCTTTCATCCATCTTCTTGATGACGTCAAGAACTATTTGATCTTTAGTATTAACCTTCATCTTTTACAAATGTACCGTTAATCATTTTACCTTTTCTCTTTGCAATAACGTTATACGCTTCCGCTATACACGTTTCAATGTGTACACCATTAAGATGTGCTAAGTTAGTTAATACTACAACCATGTCACCTATCGCGTCGATTATTTCAGGTTCATCGTTTTCTAGTGTAGCTTTAGCTAGCTCACCCATTTCTTCTTGTAACTTAATTAATTGAGTTTTTGAATCGCCTTTGGCATATATACCTCTTTCATTAGCCCATGTTCTTATATTCTCAAACATCTTGAGAGGTTTTTTAGAGCATTTAACAGTCTTTAGTAAACTTCTGTCATTTAAAGGTTTACTAGTAAATACTGATAACGCTTTGTTATATATGTAAGACCTGTTAGGATTATACATGGATGTCTTTACGTTTTTCATTATCCATGTTATTGTCTCACTGTCTATTATAAATCGACCGTGATCTGTTTCCCACTCCATACCGATAACATCAAATAATCTACCTTTTAGCTTATCGATAGGTACTGGAAACGTAGTAGTTTGTTCTGTTACGTTTATTTTCATTTTGGTTTTGGGGTTTAAAGTTTTATAAAGTCTATGGTCAACTTTGTAACCATATTCTTTTTGTAATTCTAGTTCTCTAGTAGAAACAACATCAATATCTTCGTGCGTTTCTAGTATTTCATATTCATCAGGTCTGTAGCCTTGTTGTACAGTGACCCGGTTATTAAGATCACACGTCACACCAATTTTTTTACCTGGTATGTGATAAATGTAGTATATCATATTTTATCATTATATAAATGCATGTTATGTGCATGATGGTAATACCATCCGACCTCTTTATTCACATCCTCTGAGACTTTCTTTTGCAACATACTGAAACAGTATTGATCGTTACAGAAGCCGTACCAGAGATCATTAGATCGCATGTACACAGACATGCATAGTTTGTCCTTTATTATTGTAAATTGTACCGCATAAGTACAGGGCGTATCATAACTATAACCCTTGTTTTCTTTTGCGTCATAAATACTTACCGCAGCGTGTCTAGTGTCGATTTGTTTTCTTAACTTATCAACAACATAGTCATACTGATTATTACGTAGCCACTGCCAACCATAATTAGAATTAACATTGCCTTTATCATCAGCCATACGCTCCCATATAGGAGGTACCTTGCCATATATATCGCCAAGCTTCTTTATATTACGATCGCCAGATAAGTACCATTGCCATTCGGCTTCAGCATACTCACGTTTCCAACCACGTTCTTCATTTGTTATGTTGTTTTCTAATGGATTTTCTATATAAAACCCACAGTTAAATATAGCTTTCGTGTTACTAAAATCTATACCTTCTCTGATTATTAAATCATGATAGTAATTAAACGCATGATTTGCATTATAAAATCTCTTCATTAGTTCCATGGTAATTCTTCCTCAACTGGTTTCTCATCAGGTATATAACA